GCTTTCTGCAATACTGTTAGCATAATCAGTAATGTAGTTGAATCTCATTTGACTATAACCAAAGGCCCTCTCCATGTTTATCCCTCCTGTTTGGTATCGCTGACGATTGCGGAATTAGCTCTTACTTCAAACTGATCACATACCGGGCAGTACCAAACGTCTTCGGTCTCATCTGGTTCGGGCTCTTGTTTTTGCATAGTGTAAAAATCACACCGTTCGCAATAATCAGGTTCATTCATCACTCTTCCTCCTGTTCCAATGCCCAATTAACATAAGCGCTCATAACCACTAAATCCTGTTTGCCATTCATCGATTGATAAGCTTGCTCAACGATAGAAGGTAACGCTGAACCAAAGTGTTGCCATCCGAAATCTGCAAAAGTTACAATTGGAGCACTGTCAGTTTTTACGGCTATTCCCTTCAAATAATCCAGGACAATCTGCTGATTCTCGTTGAGTTGCGGTTGTTTTAACATTTCAACGGCTTTATTAAATTCACTAGCGGTATAGCTTTTCCCATCAACTATTATTGACGGTTCAATATCTATACTTTTTAAAGTCGCACCACTGATTGTACCTGCAGTTATTTTGTATTCTTCACTCACATTCATTCCTCGCTTTCTACTATTTCGTCGGATAACTGACTTGGTAAAATATAAAATATGTTACAATACCTAAAAGGAGGTATCGCTTTGGGAACTTTTTTAGCTTTTATTTGGTATATTTTTATAGGATTTATGCTTTATGGAATCATCAGATTGGCAGTTAAACACGGAATTTCCGATTCCAAAAAAAATAATTTATGATTCTGTTGCTACTCTTTTAGGGTAGTTTTTTTATTTCCACAATTTTGGTGGATAGTGGAATCAGTTTTCATTTTTCCTTTTCTAACTCAATGCAAAGCCCTAGATAATCTGGATAATCAATTTCCTCTAGCATTTCAGCGTGATCTTCCAAACCTCGATCTAAGTTTAAATAAATAATATCTTCAATCGTTTGAATTCTCTTTACGTTGTTGATGCCAAAAAAAGTTACCAATTCGAATCTAAAACCACTACTAGCATGTGAATGGTTTTTGAAAACATTCCCATACTCTTCTAAAATTAATTTTGCAGTTTTGCTAGTTTTTTTAAATGGTCTAAATCCTTGAACATCATCCTTTTTCAATTCAGAATCGAATTCTTTTTCAGCGTCAGTTCCAACTCTAATACCTATTTGACTTTCGCTCCAAACGCCTAAAGCTTGATCCGTTAACGGGTACTTCTTAGAAATTTCAGCAAGTGCTTTATTGAGTTCTGCGTTAGCCACTTTTCTTTCTTTATACAGACGATTTAAATCACATTCTTCTTTAACTTTGTAAGCTGGTTTTTGTAGTACCATTTTATTTCCTCCTAGTTGTGTATTTCTGTCACTTAATGCCTTCATTTTTAAGACCCTGCTTCATAAAAGTTAACCTTGTTTCTAAGCGCTTAATGATGTAGTTATTGATACTAGTAAAGTTTTCATAGATGAATTCTTCTTCTTCGGAACCCTCTTCTACTTCACACTCACCTAAATAGTCTTCAGGATAAATATCCGATTTGCTCTTTTTCAACATTTCTTCGATAAGCTCGACATCAATTTTCAAAATGTTTCCTCCTAGTTTGCTATTTGTTCCAATTACTGACTAACTACAACTTACATATTTCCTAAGACTATGCAGCCCTTTGCCACGCTTTTTCGTCTTGCGATCAATCCATGTACCAGTTGTTCCCCAATAATCAATCATGCCTTTCGGCGTATTGATCGCAAATTGATGGTTGTTGGGATAATGCTTAAATTCAAAACCCAAAGCCTTAATGTTTTTTGTTGCTGAATCTCCCATTCGCTTAACATGTTGGGCTCTTCGTTCCTTCAGATACGGTTTTACATCTTTCCAATATTCGCCCATGTCTCCCATAAAATACCTCTTTCTCCCGATTCTTAACTAACAAATTTCTGATGAGATAGCTTCAATTCCTCGTCGCCAATCATCGAATATTTCAACGTTGTATCTATGCTTTCATGGCCTAAGAAGTTCATCACCAGCTCGATCGGCATCCCGTGTCTTCTTGCCAGGGTGGCTGCAGTACGTCTGAATCTATGCGGATGGACATTTGCTACTCCTGCTCGTTCACCTAAACGCTTAACAAGCTTCTGAACTCCTGCTGACGTCATTTCCTTGCCCACTGTCTGTCCGAAGAATAGTGGTCCAGTGATATGTGGCACGTCTTTCAGATAATGATTTAACGCCATCTTCGCTTTTGCATTCAGGTATAGCGTTCGCTCCTTATTCCCTTTACCGATCACTGTGATTGAGTCATTTTCTTGATCGTAATCACGAAAGTTTAGTGACACTAATTCTGAAACCCGACACCCTGTGCTAAGTAACAGCTCGATCACCAAAGCTTCTTTGGAATTTGCTGTTGCTGATCGCAACTTTTCAACTTCTAGCTCGCTGAATTCCTGTTTCCTACGTTTGGGTACTTTGATGGCTTCTACTCTTGTCCCAGGATCTTTTGCGATATATTCCTCGTTGCATAACCACTTGAAGAATCGAACAATACATCCTCGTTCTCTTGCGAGTGTGCCTTTGCTTACGTTGTCAATCATTTCTCGGTTTGCAATAAACAATCGAATGTCGTTAGTAGTAACATCACTGAATGGCTTCCTAACGCTTCTCATGAAGAGATTGATTGTCTGCATATAAAGATTCAAAGTTCCGCTTGAAAGCCCCTGTATCTTCTTTGAAACGAAGAATTGCTTGTATGCAGCGACATCAGATGTTTCATCGTAAATTACAACTTCGTTTTTCTGTTCAGTGATCAAATAACTCGCACATTCTACCGTTAGAACATCTTTTAGCTTTTTCAACTGATCTCCGCTTAACAGATCCTGAAGTTCGAGTAATGTCCTATTGATCAATTTTTCTTGCAAGTAAGTCCACCTCGCTTCTAGCAGACTTCGTGGATTTTCTTAAGACTTACTACAGTCACATCGTTAAGATTTCGTTGTATTTCATCATCTTTTTCCTCAATGCAGCTGAGGATCCTTACTTGTGCTGAATTCTTGTAGATTCGACTTACTTGTGCTCTTATCTGACCTGAAAAAGGTCTTCCAGGAGTGCAGATGTAGCTTTCACCAACTTTTACAGATCCTTTTTCTTGAACATTTGCTGATTCATATTCTCCAAAATCTTCGAATGGCGATTTAATGCTTCTGCTTCTCATTGATGGTCCCTCCTAAAGTGGATTAATTTCAATTTCTGTTCGAGGATTGAAGCTGTATACTTTACGACAGATGCTAACTGCTATCTGGCCATCGTCTTTGTACAAAATGCCGTTTACCGCATCCGTCACTGCTTTGAAATAATTATCAATGTCTGGCTTTTTATCGCAGTACATTGTCTCGTCCTCAAGCAAAGTCCTGTTTTTCTTTACTTTTGAGATATAAGCTGGTGGATATACGAAGAAGCAGACATCAACAATAACTGGTCCTTTTTCAATTAACAGCGGCCTTGTTGACATAGCATGGTATTTGACTGCATTTTTGTATGCTTTCATCGCTGATTCCTCATAGGGAGTCTTACGATGCTTGGTGAACCTTGGCCTTGATTGAGGTTTTGGTGTGATCGGTATGACGATTTTCAAGCAATCTGCTCCTTTCAATGCTTCGTTTTGTTTAGATATGCTGCTAGTTTTGCATCAAGCTCTGCTTGGCGCTCAGGTGATAACTGTTCTTCCCCCTGTTCGTTTACAGCCCAATCTGGTAGTTTTTCCTCACGTAGTGGCTTTTGATTATAGCCTTGTTTCTTAGCGCCTCTAGTTCGCTGATAATCTCTTGCTTGATCGATTGTTTTAACGTTAGCGTCTGCCCATTCCTGCAAAGATGCCGTTAAAAAGCTAATCGCTCGATTCTTAGGGACGTCTTTACTACCAGCAAGTTTAATGGCAGCTTCTACAAGTTCATCGCCATAGATATCCACCAGATTAAGCAGATCTTCAACCTGTACAACATTTGGAAAAAGCCATAATTTTTGGAAAGTTTCAAGGGACGCACTCTCGCCCGCAGTAGCATCTTCTTTTATTTCCTTTTCTTTACTTTCCTTTACTTTACTTTGTTGATTATTCCCCTGATTAACTGAGTTATTCCGCCCATTAATCGAGATATTCGACCGATTAACTTCATTTGTCAGCAAATACTTAAATTCAAGCTCAACTTTTTTACGTTCCTTAGTGGCTAGAATGTATCTGTTTTGAATTCCTTTAGAAGTTAATACGGAGTATTTATCAAAAATATCTTTATCAAAGAACTTTACTTGCACGGCTTTTCTAACCAGTTCTTCAACTGTGCCCTCCTTCGTACCAACTTCGTCAGCCACTAAGAACGCAAGGTCGTCATCCCACAAAACGTAATACCCCTCATCTCGATAAATATTAGCCAGCAGGGCGACCAGTATATGAACGGCTTCTTTACCGCATGCTTTAATAATTCTTCGAACTTTTAAATCTGATAAAAAATCGACATCTAGAGGAAAATAATCAAGACCTTTCTTTGTTGGTCTTGCCACGCTTATTCCTCCTAATCAGAGGGAGATTAACTCCCTCATTGTTTTTCTAACGGTGGATTAGATGTATCGAACAAAGTATCAATGCTTCCAGTGTCCTCAACTCGTTCAGCTTCTTTTCGTTCTTGCGGCAATGGCTCCATTTCTGATAGGTCAGTTTCTTCAATCAGATCACTGTCTTCATCAACACGGAAAACTTTCTCATCCGAAGTAATTGCTGATTGCATTTCAACTGAAAGTAATCCCCATTTTGATAAAAGATTTCGCAGTACAGTCTTAATGGCCATTGAATCGTAATTATCAACCCATGCCCCGCTTAATTTTTCTTTGTCCTTATTTTTTGAATTCTTAATACGATGACTCTCAATTTCTTGCTTGGTCCAGTAAACTGTCTTTTTAAATCCGTTCAGTAATTCAAAGAATCCTACATAACCTATAACTTCATCGGATACCTTACCTTTATAATCAAAGGTAAATTCTTCGGTCAGCGGATTCCAGTCAATTAGTTGACCTTCATAAATTGCCAAAGCATTCAATGCTTTGTATTGCCCACTTCTTTGTGCTAGCTGAATATATCCTTTGTATCCAAGAATGAATTGGGCTTCGTTGTGCGTGATCCAATTCTTACCTTTTTTCTCATAGCGATTAAACGGAACTACATATGCATAACCAAGGTTCTTATCAATCGGCAGGTCCATAGTAGCTGCCTTTAGCGCTGATGCAATAATTGTCATTGGTTCCGCTTGAGAGAGATAATTATCACCACCAACAAGTGTCATGAGTGATCCCATGAATGAATCTGATTTTTCGTGAAGTATATCTGTAAACTTCTTCTTCATTTGAGGCGTGCTCATCAGTGCTTTGAATCCTAATTTCGAAGGATCGACTAACTGGGTGTTTTTCTCTGCTAACTGATTCTTTAAAGTATCATTAGTTGCCATATTATTTGATCTCCTTTTCTGTAAGTCTTCGAGATTCAGTAACATTGTAAATTTCTTCATCATTGGCTACTTCAGGGTATTTCTCAGCAAGTTTTTTGCTGTTCATACGTCGTGTAGATACCAATTTCCAAGATATAATATTTTTCTGTGCGATACCGATACTAGCTTTCCGCTTGCCCAACTCGCTTATAATCTCGTTATCAAGCTGTCTAATTGAAGTTTCGATATCTTTCTTTGCTTTTTTTAATTCACGTTTTTGACTAACAAGATCATCAAACGTAGATGGTAAGGTCGTTTCTACTTCCTCTAACTCTGAATAACGATCTTTTAAAAATTCTTGAGTGGCTTCGCTGCCATCTATCAATGGTTCGTTACCTTTTACAACGTTGTTTTCCCAAAAATCTATTAACAGTTCAGTAATGGTATCGATCAGTTCCTGGTCACGATCAACTCGTTTCCAAATGAATTTCTGACCACCGACAAGGACCGCAATGTAACAATATTCCTTGTTTAAGACATTCATATAATGCTGTACTTGACAAAGGTAACTAAGAGGTACTTCATCGCCTTCCCACTCTTTACCCAAGAACGCATTTGCAGTCTTACATTCTAACAGTGCATTTTCTCCTACGACATCACGATCGATGTTCGCTCGCAGGAAAGGATGTAGCGGATGTTCAAATACTTGATTTTTCCGACGCACTTTTTTCCCTGTCCGCTCTTGAAACTCTTTAGCAACAACTTCCTCTAGTACATTTCCCCAATACGCTGGTTCGCTCTCAGTGTGTTCTAAATCGATTTGACCAGTCTTTTCTAGCCATAATTGATAAGGCGACTTCCATTTGTTTAACCCAAGGATTGTAGCGACATCTGAGCCACCTATACCCTTTCGACGATCTAATAACCACTCGTCATGAGTCATTTCAAGAGTTGATTTACTCATCATCTGTCATCTCCTCAATTGAAATTGGTTGACCCCATCCGGGAGTTGTCAAATACTCGTCTAACGCTTGTTCAAAAGAATTCATTGTCATTTCTCCTTTTCTGTTTTAAAATGGAGACAAAGATATTTATCCAAATATTTTATGGACTTGCTATTGCTTTGGTCGGCTAGCAAGTCTTTTTTCTTTGTCTTGGTAATCTTTAGCAGCTAAATCATAAACAACATTAGCGAAGCCCCATAAGAAAACTAATACAAGTCCTGCTGCAATGTGGATTGCTGTGAAAGCTACTACAAAAAACAAAAGTACAGTTACGGTCAAAGTGTCTTTGATTGAACGTTTCATAATTACGCCTCCTTATAGTTAAAAGTTCTATTACGTTCTTCCCATTCCTTAACCTTTTGCAGATCATATTGAAGAATCCCGCTAAGTTTTGAAAAAGGAATCGGATCAACATCCCTATGTGTTAATTTAGATAGCGTTGGTCTTGAAATACCAAGATAATCGGCAATTTCTTTGGCTTTCTTCCACTCAACCTCTACCACTTCATTTTTTCTCTCAAGTGGCACAACATTCTTCATTTGAGATATTTTCACAGTGGTTACCCCCTCATATATCTTTTTTTGATCCAGTGAGGCATTCTTGCTTTAATAGCCTCTTGGATAGTGACGTTCAAAATTTTCAAGATAGAAAAAACGATTGCCATTTCTACAATAATTTCATCCAAAAATTCATCAGTGTAATTCCTCAGCTCTGTTTTTTCAATTTCAGTCAGCATTCTTACTTGTGATTCAGCTACGATCCTTTGAACCACTTTTTTCCGTTCCTTTCTTTCGTTTGATTCGATTTCTTGAAATATTTCCAGATCGTTCGTTGATTTAACATCTGCCAGTTGGCCATCCATTGATTTGAAAAATCCTAAGTATTGGTAACTGATGTCTCCTGTTAATTCATCAGTAGCTTGATACCCATTTTCTTTCATTGCCTCTAGATACTCGATAGCCTTGTCAATATTGACGTTGGCTCCATTAAAATGATCACTTACTGTTGCATTTGGTGTAATAGCATCGATCGCTAATTCTTTCTGTCTCTTTCCCGAAAGAAATAATGATAGTTTTAAGGTCCGACCGATTTTTGCTGCTTTCGGCATACTTTCACTCCTTTTATCCGTTATTGTTTTTGACACAAACGGTCAATTGTTGTTTAAAATGAACTTAAGCAACAAGTTCAGGTGTTGAGGCGAACTGCCATTTTTCGTCAATATAGGAATAAATGTCCTGCGCTACTTCATCGGTAGCTAAAAAACGAATGATGATTTCTTCAACTCCGCCAGGGTTTATGAACAGTTCGCCTTCAATACCGATTGAAATGCTAAACTTACGTTTAATTGCAGGAATAATCATTTCTATATATTGTGGTAGAAATCCCGAATCGACATTCGCTTTGATCATTTGTGGTTTGTCTTTCATTACCTTGCCACCCCTTCACTATTAGTGATTGAATTTTCGAAAAAAATATCCTGAACAGTACTATCATAAAACAAAGCAATCTTAACTTTATTTTTATCAGAAGCTCCACGAAGTCCATTCTCAAGCTTTACCAGCAGACTATAACTAATTCCAATAGCCTTGGCTGCTTCTTTTTGTGATAATCCTTTTTCGATTCGTGCTTTTTTTAAGCTATTCATTTATATCACCTCTTTCACTCTATGTGAATAGTATAATATCACTAAAAGTGAAAGTCAACCATTTTAATCACTTTTAGTGAAATTCTTTTTTCGTTGTATACTTTCACTATTAGTGATAGTAAAATATTATTGTAGACAAGGAGTGAAAATATGAGTATCGGTAAAAGGATTGCTGAATTGCGGAAGCAAAAAAATATGAGTCAATTAGAACTTGCCAAAGCTTTGAACGTAGCTCCAAGCACAATTGGAATGTGGGAAACAGATCAAAGAGCCATGAAAGATGATTCCATTCGCCAATTATCAAAGTATTTCGGAGTTTCAACTGACTATATATTAAATGGTAACGAGTCGAAGACAGATCCTAATCTTCTCGTGGCAACTCACGTTGATGATGATTTGACTGAAAAACAAAAACAAGAAGTACAAGACTTCATCGAATTTATCAAAATGAGAGACCATAACAAGAAATAGGTGATTTATTTGAATATTTCCGAACGTTTGATGGCTGAATATGATGAACTCACATATAAATTTGAAAAAGGTATGCCAGATCATCAGGATGGGCTAATTATTGGGAAAACGATATATTTGAGACCAGGACAATCAGCAATTGAATTGGCAGCCACAATTTCTGAAGAAATTGCTCACTACCTTACCTCAGTTGGTGATATAACGGATCTAGATAACCCTACCAATCAAAAACAAGAGAAAAAAGCTCGTGATATTGGCGCTGTGATGCTAGTGTCACCTTATGACATCATAGATTGTTTTGAGGCAGGATGTGTCTCTATTTGGGAATGTGCTGAACATTTGCAAGTGTCTGAAGTAACATTTAAGGATGCAGTAAAATGGTATGCAAGAAAATGGAACGGCATTAAAACAGAAAACAACTACACTCTCCTATTCCAACCGAATGGGACTGTAGCAGTTTTAAAATCATTTAATAATTTTTAGGAGATGGGAAAATGGCAAAGAAAGTTATGGGAGCAGATGGAAAATATTATAAAGTGAAAAAACCTTTCTATAAAAAGATCTGGTTTTGGATTATTATAGTAGTTCTGGTTATTGGTATTGGTGGAGCGCTTGGTGGAAGTGATGATAATAAAAATGGTGGTACAAAGGTTGAAGCTGACGGATCTTCTTCAGAAGCAAATACTTCTCTAGAAGATTCTACTTCCACAAAAGAGGAGACAAGCTTTTACAACGTAGGAGATACTGTTAAAGTTGGAGATGCTGAATACACTTTAACAAACGTTGAGTTAACAGACGAAAGAAACGAATTTGATGAAACTAATCCAAATCAAGTTGTCAAAATTTCTTATACAGTCAAAAACAATTCTGACTCTGACCTTCCTGTTGGTGCAGATGTAGAAGTATATGGATCGGATGATAAAAAAGCAGAAAGCTATCCAAATGATAATACTATGGGGTCAGTAGCTCCGGGTAAACAAATGGATTGTGTTCAGCATTTTGGAATTAATGGAACTGGGGAAATTGAAATACATTTTGCACCTCTAATTTCGTTTGAAGATCCAGCGATCTACAAAGCGACTATCTAACTTAAAGAGAACAGCCTTCGGGCTTTTCTTTTTAAACCGAAAACGAACATACATTCGTTTTAATTGAAAATAATTACGAAAGAATATCTGGCATCTTGCAATGATCGTGCTGATTCATTCAAATATCGATTTTAATTACTAAAAATACGAAAGGTTGATTTTTATGAATCCATACAAATTGAGAGAGAGATTAAAGAAAGATGTTCCAACCGTCGGAATATTCCCTATTTTGACAAATCCTGATTACAGCGAGGAGGAATATCAAGAGATACTAAAGGATCAATTACAAATAAAACATGACTTAGATACGGGCAAAGTCAGAAAAGTACCTGTCTTCACTTACGAAGAAAAACAGTTAGGTCTTGAGAAATTGTATGAAAAAGGTTGGTATAAACCAAAAATGGTTGAACTACCAGAGTCCATATTAAGGAATGATGAATAATGGCTTCTATAAAGAAATACTATTTGAAGAAGGCAAAACAATATAGATATGAAGTTTTCATTTCTAATGGGATTAATCCTGGAACAGGAAAACAAAACAAGATACACAAAAAAGGATTCAAGTCATTTGATGAAGCAAATAGTTACGCCAAAATAATTGAAGGAAAAATAGCATCAGAAGAATATTTCAAAGAAAATCCACAGAACTTAACTATAGAAGAATTTCTTGAAGATTGGGTAACCATTTATAAGCAAGCAGTCAAAGAAGGTACAAGAGTAGTTCACAGAGCCAACATAAGGATGTATATCATTCCCTATATTGGAAAATATTCTTTGAACAAATATACTCGAGCTGATCATCAAAAATTCATTAATCTACTACTTACAAAGGCAGGTTTAGGAAGAAGCGGACAAGGTCTGTCTATCACTACTGCCAAGAGCGTAAATGCGACGTTGAGCAATGCCTTCAAAAAAGCAATTCAATTAGGATATATAAAAGATAACCCAACTCAATTCGTTGAATTTCCAAGATTGATTGAGAAAAAAGAATCGATCAGATATTATGATCTGCAGCAAGCTGATAGATTTTTAGAATTTGCGAAAAAAGAATCCGAGGTTTTGTGGTACCCCTTCTTCCTACTAATCTTTGATCAAGGATTGAGGAAATCAGAAGTAATGGGTTTACAGTGGCAGGATATTGATTTCGGTGGGAATATGATCAGTATTGAAAGAGAACGGTTAGGATCAGTTGAAAAAGGCTTGAATATTAATGCTATCATTACTGATGATCCAAAAACACCAGCAGGTATCAGAAGTATGCCCATGACTAAAAGAAGCAAACAGGCGCTCCTTGCTTTTAGAAATCATATCTTGAGTACTTTTGGTACCTTCCCTTCTACTGAAGATGGCGAACAATTTATCTTCTTGCAAACCAGTAAGAGATACAAAGGTAAGATAGTTCGTGATCGATCAGTGAATGGTGCATTTAATCGGATTGCTGAAAAAGCTAATTTGCCGAAAATTAGAGTTCACGATGGCAGGCATACATTTGCAGTCAGGTCTCGGCAAGCTGGTCTATCCTTAGAAGATATCAAAGACTTTCTTGGGCACAAAGACATTTCAACAACTCAAATCTATGCCCACATTTCACCAGAGGTCAAAAAGAGGTCTATGGAGCAGTTCGAAAACTACATCGAAAACGAAAGAAAAAAGCACTCGCAATGAGTGCTTTTTAATTGCGACTATCACCAAAACTATCACCAGTTATAAATTAAAGCGAACATGTTTCGTTCACCATCAATTTACAAAAGTGCTAAAAGTATTGATTTATAGACGTTCGTTCAATTCTTTTGCAAGATCTTCAAAACCTGGTTTGCCAAGTAAGGCGAACATGTTTTTCTTGTACGCTTCAACCCCTGGTTGGTCAAATGGGTTCACGCCATTTAAGTAGCCAGAAATACCTACAGCGATCTCAAAGAAGTACATGGTGTAACCTAACGTGTATGCATCCATTGTAGGAATTTTTACTAACAGATTTGGTACATCCCCATCTGTATGTGCAAGTAATGTTCCTTCAAAGGCTTTCGTATTAACAAAATCAACTTCTTTTCCTTCTAAGTAGCCAAGACCATCAAGATCTGCTTCTTGTGTAGGGATCGCAATTGATTTGCGTGGTTTTTCAACTTTAACAACTGTTTCAAAGATATTGCGACGGCCTTCTTGGATGTATTGACCAAGAGAATGCAAGTCTGTCGAGAAGTTTGCACTTGAAGGATAGATCCCTTTTTGGTCTTTTCCTTCAGACTCGCCGAATAATTGTTTCCACCATTCTGAGAAGTATTGCATGCCTGGTTCGTAGTTGATCAGCAATTCGGTTACTT